CATAATATGTGATCTCGCCAGTAAACACCTGCCCGGCAATGTCCGCCTTCCCGCTTAAATCTTGATCGGCAGTTGCATTGTCTTCAATGTTACCTAGCTTGGTTTCTTCGGCAGTTGTGTATGAAGCTGTTGTGCTGTCCAATACACTACTATAAGCCTGAACACTGGTTCCGATATCATCAGAAGTTATGACCCCCACCCATGACCCCCAGGAACCTCCGGTGTACTGGCGAGAGAATGGTTTAACGCTGGATCCGGAAGTAATCCTACCGTATCCTACCTGTATCTTATCGGTCGATCCTTCTTGAGTTAATGTCTGACCATACCAACCCCCATACCCGCTCGCGGCTGGCTCATTGGTAGCCCCAGAATCCGCCCGAAAGTACCCATCAGGAGCACTATTAAGATCGGTTACCTGGACTGCATCGCGGAACCCTCCCTGCGTTATAAAGTCGGATATTTCTTGTGCAGGACGATTCAGTACGGCTTGATCGAGATCTTCGCCATTCGAAATAAAGTTTGGGGTTAAATCTGCCATTTGGTATCAGTCTCCGGTATTGTCAGGTTTCATGTCTATTTATGTCGGAATTTTTAGAAGTATATTCCGACTTCATAACTTTCTTGTTCTATGTCGATGTCGAGCTCATTAAACGTCTCGTATGCGGACTCTTCAAACTCGGATACCAATTGCAGCAGCAGCATCATCAAAACCATGGACATCGCCAAGTCGTCGTGCATTCCACTTTCTGCTTTGAAAGAAACTCCTGACTTAACAAAGAACTTCAGTTCAGTAAGCAGCCGGTCCGACTGGATATGAAACCGATCGGATTCAATCAGATCTTTTAACTTGCCACACCCGTCAGGCTTACTTTTACGGGTCATGGCCAGGCCAAGTTTCTTACCTTCAGGATCAGATACCAGGTGAGCCCGGTCGATCACTGGGTTAGACATGTTATGCAATAGATTGATGACACCAGCACCAGTACCGTTGTTCTCCACGGTGTAGTAAATGTCAGAAGCTCCGAGATCAAATAAAAACTTCATGATCTTAACAATCTCGGCGGCGTACCGTGTTTGGGTCATCAAATTGTTACGGAATTCCCCGATTTGAGTCAGCGTATCAACATCTACGATCTGTATGGCATGGAAGTCCTGCCCAATGCCGTCTGAGACGTCACAGGCAAGCGCGATCGTCTTACCCTTGAGGTTATCCGTCCACAGCCAAAGATCTTCGTTAATGACCTCTAAGGGCTCTCTCGACTTGATAGATTCCAGCTTAGTGGAATTGATGAGGGTTCCCTTATCAGAGATCCACGCGCATTTGAACTCCTGGAGGAATTTGTTTTTAGACATGGTTTTGAGCATGGTCTTTTCGAACTTTGGAGTCCGTCCAGGAATTTCATGGTATTTGACTTCATCGTAGACGAATGAGCTGGACTTATTTACGGCATCAATCCATAGCCGGGCATACACCCCAGTCGTGCCGTTGGGGGTTGATACGATCAGAACTCTAGTGGTGGAATCCTCACCAGCAGCCATGATGGACGGAAAAAGTGAGTTAAAAAATTCTTCGGCGATGCCCGGCTTAACGTGTGACAACTCATCGATCATTACAAAGTCGAGGGTCAGTCCACGAAAAGTGTTCTCTTTTGTTACCTGGAAGATTACAGAGCTTCCATTGGAGAATCGGGTACCGTATTGATTATATTCGCGAACAGCCGGTTTCATCCACCAGACAAGGTTCTCGTAGGCATATCTAAAACGTGAAGAGAGATCCTTAAGGTTAGGTTGGAGTGTATATGAGGTGACCCCCGCTTTGAAGTTCTTAAAGAAAATCATCTGGTGCAAAATGTATAGGATAGCCATCTGGGACTTACCCGACTGCCGACCTGCCGTGACGATAACGTGGTTGTGGTTCTCTATTTTCTTGATGATTCTTGATTGGTAGGGGCGGGGATTGAACAAACATTCGCCTTGCTGACCTTGAACCCATGCGTAAGTTTTTGCCCAATAATTAAAATCGAGAGCGCATTTAATGAACTCTTTATGCTGTTCATCAGTGAGCTCTTCGATATCATTTGGTTTCTTGATAACCTTATCGGCAAAATATTCATTACTCATGGGTTACACAACTAGGGTATCGATGGTTCCGTATATTGTGAAATGGATAGTTGTACTGCCGCTTCCTCGATATAAAACCAGCGTGTCGGCGTCGGAGATAGCGAATGACGTGCTTCCAGCAGTCGTACCCTCCTGCGACAACTGCACTCCAACGATCGAATTGAAAAATGGATTGATGTTCAATGTTCCGGAAGCACCAGACACAACAGACGTCCCGATTACACACCCAATTCCATAAGGCGTGGTGATGTATCGGACGCCGCCGTCAAGCGTTACATCGAACGCATTGACTGCCGAAAATAACCGATCAAGGTTATCTTCTATACTGTCGGCAAGGTCTTTTTCGGTGGCTTCCTCTACCGCGTCTGCGGTTACGATGTAGTCGATTGCGCTTTTCACTGCATTAGTCATTAGGCGGGTTCCTCAAAGCTGAGCGACCAGGTTACGCTCACGGACACGAGACGAGAAATTGAGCGAACACTGAAACGTCGGTATGCGATCGGGTCATTTAAGAAATTGTAGAGTGCCACTGAGGTGTATCTCACATCAACTTCTCCTGGGTATTGATCCAAGATTTCATTACCATCGAGTAAAGTAGCAAACTCGACGGTTTCGAAATTGGGGTAGGTTGTTGATAGCGCGGGCCGACTTATCGTAAACACTTCATCCTGAGTAGCAGAATCAAAGTCCAACTGGGCATCTTCTGGAACAAAAATTGAAAATGATCCGGGGTCACCAAAGTCGTTACCAAAACGCAAGTTCTCAACACAATAGTTGGTTGTTACGTCACCTATGCCACGAACTACAGAAGTCTTTCCTAGATCGAGAAATAGGTTCTTATCTTCGAATAGGTCAATGATCGCGCCGGTTTCTTTGTTAATGGTTTCGATTTTAAGGTGTCCATGCAATCGATCGAGTGTGTTTTTCATTGTTAGTTTAACCTTTGTTTGACCTATCTATTTATCATAATACATATGCTTCATATCTGACATCTGCCGAGAACGCAGAACCGACTGTACCGGTAATGTCAAAACGCATTCCATGGAATGCTTCGTCTGCCGCTGGTGCAATAAGAACGTCCGTGTAAGTAGTGCTTGCATTCAATGTCTGAAAGCTGGAATAGGTTTGGATGCCATCGCGCAATGATACTGTTTGAACGTCAATAGTGACGCCAGCAGGCACAGATATGGTGAGATATGTTTTAGCTCGAATCGTGTATTCTCTACTAAGGCCCGTATCACCAGTCTCAAAAAACACCTGGATATTTTCTTCTGTGTCAATGTCGACTGCCGAAAGTATCTGCTGTGTTGGGCTTATGACGACTTGAGATAGTGCAGTATATGCACTATACGGGTGACTATATGGTCCTATTTTGAACCCAGAGTCGCCTATGTCGATTGTAACCGGGACAGTCTCATCGTAAGTAGACCATACCTCATCGACTAGATCTTCAAATACGTAAGGAGCGTTTGTCCATACTTCGTTATAATCAAAGTCGTATATTGGAAAAACTTGATCGATATCGCGCTGTACAGAAATAAGGATAACCCGAACTTGTACTGGTCTGCCCTGTTCAAAAAGAAGATAGTCAATCAGTTCCTGGGCGATCTGGAATCGTTCACCGTCGGTGTAGGAGTACGTGATTCCCGTTTCTGGATCCACATAGTCTTCAGTGAATAGACGATAGTCGTCTTCTGTTACTCTCAGAACGATGTATGGAGTGGATGCCACATAGGGATCGCCTGGCTCTGTCCGAAAATTCGGATAACTTTCTCCCTGGATAGGAATTTGCTGGTAGGTGAATAGGGTCGGATCTCCAGTAGTAAACTCGGCTTCATCAAAATAATCACGACCAAAGAAAAATGTTCCTTCATCGACATCAACAACATTACCATACACAAATTTTGTAAAAGTTAGAGAGTCGAGATCAGCTCGGGTAAGTTCTCCGTAACTGATGCTTCCATCATAAACATACTCACCGTTATATCTGATACTTTCTTTACCTTGGAGTAAATCGTCGGGGTTTTTAACCCATGCATACTGAAGATCAACGTTCCAACCGATTATTTTAAAGATCCATTTTAGTGTATCTGGAGTACCATTTTTCTTGTAGATGTTAACGATATCACGAACAACCGTGCGGCGAGTTTCTTCGTTGAGGTTACGGGGGAAATCGATACCAAAACTGCTACCAAGTGTATCAATCCTACTTAAAGGAGCGTCAGCCCAATTAAGATACCCAGACATCGCTCGGATAGTAGTTCGCATCTCATCGAACATTTCTCCCGCAGTCTGTACGTAACCGTCGATCGGGGCACCCGTGTCTCGTTGAAACTCGGGCAGTTTCAACTTCATGATTTCCGGCAGGCAGTATTGGATACTTTCATAGGCATCAGCCTGCGCTGAGGTCCAGG